GGCGAATCAGACATTCGCACTTGGTACGACCAGGTCGCCGCCGAGCGCGGCAAGCGGCTCACGCCGGCGATCGATAAGCTCGTGCGTGTGGTGATGGCGACCGACAAGGGGCCCACCAATGGCAAGCAGCTCGACGGCTTCGAGGTCTGCTATCCACCGCTCTGGCAACCGACCGCCAAAGAGCGCGCGGAGACTTTCAAGACGACCGCCGACGCGCTGTCGACGCTCGTCACGGCGAAGATCATTTTGCCCGAAGAGGCCGGCATCAAGCTCGCCAAGAGCGGCGACTTCGACGAGCTCGACGTCGAAGCCCGCGAAGCGGCGCTGCAGTACGAGCTCGAGCGCGGCGAGCAAGAGCCGGACGAGCTGGGCGCAGACCCCGCGGCCGCGGGGCTCGACCCGCAACTGCCGACCGGCGACCAGCCAGCATCCGCTAGCGCGCTCAACGGCGCGCAAGTGCAGAGCTTGATCGAAGTCGTGCGCGCCGTGGCGAGCGGCGAGCTGCCGCGCGAAGCGGCGATCGCCATCATCATGCGCGGCTTTCTCGTCACACCCGAAGACGCGGCCGACCTACTTTCGAGCGTCCATGTTAAGCCCGCTTCGACAGCGGCACCGCCGCCGCCGCCGCCGCGACCCTCAGCGACATGACAACCGCCGAGTTTCCGACGCACGCCGTGCACGGCTATCTGTCGGCGCTGCTCGGCAGCGGTCGCGCAGTCGAGCGCACGTTGCGCGATCACGTCGTGTCTCACCTGCCGGCGCTCGCGAAGCGGTACGCTGACGCAGCCCGCCGCGACGACGCCCGGCGCATGCGCGTGGCTGTCGTCGGCGGCCCGCGCACCGGCAAGTCGACAGCTGCTCGAGCGCTCGCCGATGCGCATGGGCTGCCGCTGCGGCACGCAGACGACCTCATACCGCTCGGCTGGAGCCGCGCCAGCGAGCAACTCGCGCACGAGATACGCCTCTCCGATGGCGGTATCTTCGAGGGTGTGGCGATCGCCAGGGCGCTGCGCAAGCTGCTCGAGCTCGAGCCCGGCCAGCCTCTCGACGCCGTCGTGCGCATGCGCGAGCCGTATGCCGAGCTCACGCCCGGACAAGCGGCCATGTCCGCGGGTCACGACCGCGTGCTCGACGCGATCCTGCCGGAGCTAGAGCGCCGGGGCGTGCGCGTGCTCGAGCTGCCGGCGCAAGGGCTCACCGCTCGTGCCGCCCTCACCTTCGCGGCGAGCGCCGGCATCACTCCGCGGCTCGACGCGCGCGACCCGCTGCTCAGCGAGCTATTCGCACGCGCGCGTGCCGCGCACCGCTTCGACATTCGCCCGGCCGCGCTGCTCGCCGGCAAGCGCGTCGACGAGCACGTGCGCGAGACGCTCGAGCGCCAGGTCGGCGCCGCGCTCGGCTTGCCGCGCTTTCAGATTCGAGCCGCGCTTGCGCCGCCCACGCGCACCGACGCCATACGCACCGACGCAAAGCGAAAGAAGCCCGCGCAGAAGCTCGCCGCCATCGACCCGCTTACTCCCGGTGGGCCGATCGCCGAGAAGCTCGACAAGTTTGTGAAGAGCAACGTGGCGCGCGTTGGCGCCATGACCGACGGCGTGTATGCAGACGTCGAAGCCTCTGTGCGCAAGGGGCTCGAGCAAGGCTTGCGACCCGACGCGCTCGCGGCGCGGCTGCTCTCGCAAAACAAAACGCTCAGCGAGACGCAGGCGACCATCATCGCCAACGACGCCGTCGGCAAGTTTCACGGCGCACAGACGCAGCTGCGGCAGCAGTCGCTCGGCGTCACGCACTACCGCTGGCGCACGGTCCGCGACCTCAAGGTGCGCCCGGGTCACCGTGCGCTCGAGGGAACCACGCAGGCGTGGGATTCGCCGCCTGTCACAAACTCCAAAACAGGCAAGCGCGCACACCCCGGCTTCGACACGCACTATTACGCGTGCCGCTGCAGCGCGTCGCCCATCATCGACCCGGCGACGATTGCGCCGCCGCCTGACAGCCCGTTCGCACGCAAGCCGGGCGCACCGCCTACGCAACTGCCGTTGCCAAGCGTCCCAACGCCGACCGTGCCGCGCCGCTTCCCCGTGCGCACCGAGCCGGCGAAGCCCACCAGGGCGCCGAGAGTAAGGCGCCGCCCGCTGGCGCAGCCAGCGCCGGATGCGCCGTTGCTCCCGCAACCGCCGCCGCCGGCACCCATCGCGCCGAGCTCGCCGCCGTTGCCTATCCCGCCGGCGCCGACGCCGCTGCCGCCGACCGCTGCGCCCGCAGTGCCGCGCGGCTTACCCGTGCGCACCGAGCCGGCGAAGCCCGCCAGGGCGCCGAGAGTGAGGCGCCGCCCGCCGGCGCAGCCAGCGCCGAAAGCACCACTGCTTACGCTGCAGCCAGCGCCGCCGCCGCCCATCGCACCGCGCTCGCCGTCGTTGCCTATCCCGCCGGCGCCGATACCGCGGCTCCCGCGGTTCACGTTGCCGCAGCCACCAGCGGCAACGCTGCCGCCGCCACTGGCACCGGAGATACCGGCCGCAGACCAGACGCTACTCACGCCGCTCGAGTATGGCGTCTCCGACGCTCAGCTGGAGTATCTGCGCGAGGGCATGCGGGACCTGACTGCAATCACCAGCGCATACGCCGGGGCCACGCCGGCCGAAGTCGACTTGATTGCGACAGGGCAAACTCGCACCCAAACCGGCCAGGCTTTCGAGCCGATCGTGATATCGGTCGAGCCGGGCTACATGGAGCTGACAGACGGTCGGCACCGCATGGCTGCGGCTCGCGCAGCCGGTGCGACGCGAATCCTTGCGCGCATCAAGACGCCCGGCGGGCGCGAATATCTGCGGGTGATTCCGATCCCGCGTTAGCTCGCCGACGTCGCCGCTCGGTACGTCACACGCGTGTAGCGCTGCCCACCGGGGCCGATGGCGCGCTCGTCGAGCTCGCGCACGCACGCGCAGCGCTCGCACGACTCGACCCGCACGCCGCTGCCGGCAAGCACTGGCAACCACGCATGCACACCGTGAGTCGGACACAGCGGCTCGCGCGGCGGCACCTCGACATAGGCCGAGCCAGCTTCGCCGCTCGACTCGCACACGACCGACACCTCGAGCAGCCACGTCGAGCAGCTCCGCGCGCGCTGCGAATCCACGTCGACACGTGCGAGCGCTTGCGCCAGCGCCATCTCCGCGGTCGCGCTCTCGACCGCGGTATACGGGGTTGCGTCTTCTGACACGATCCATGTTGCCATCGCCTAACAAGCCTCCTGTGTACGACGAGCTATAGCGCTGCAACTCTAGCGCGGTCAACAGACCGCGGTGCGCAAAACGGTCGGTCGGTACGCTGTGTGTAATGTGTGCATAAGTGCACCGATCCTTCGATGCTCTGGTCTACCGGTGCACCGGTGCGTGTATCCACCCCGGCGCCGGCCGACCGCTCGAGCGCCGTGGCTCACCCGGGGGCTAGCGAGTCACCTGCTAGCCCCCGGGGTGGGAGCGACCGCCATTCCGGCCGCATTCTGGGGCTCGCAAGTCACCTGCTAGCCCCCGGGTCCGGGGCGCCCGGGGGTGCTCGGCGCCCGGGGGTAAGGCGCACCGGTGCACCGATACACCGGCGCACCGGTGCTCTTGACAATCGGTCGCCGTGCCAATACGCGTCCGCGTGACAGTCACGCGCTACGATGCCGCCCGGTTAGGCAACGTCAAAAAGACGTCGCAAGGCTTTCTGCGGGCCCCGGCGCGCGTCACGCGCACGGGCGTCCTCACCTACCACCGGGCCGACGGCACGGTCGTGCGCGAGCTCAGGCGGCCAGACAGCGTCTTCGCCGCCGACTCGCTCGCTACCCTCGCCGACGCACCCGTCACCGACCTGCACCCGCGCGACATGCTCTCGCCGAGCAACGCCAAGCAGCTCGCCGTCGGCCATGTGTCCGGCGCATCCGCTCGAGCGGACGCCGGCAAGTTTGTCGAAGCTCAGCTCGTCATCACCGATGGGCCGATGATTGCGGCCATCGAAGCCGGCGACCGGAGCGAAGTTAGCTGCGGCTACACGTGCGACCTGCTGCACGGCGCCGGCGTGTTCAACGGCGAGCACTACGACGCCGAGCAAAAAAACATCATCTACAACCACGTCGGCATCGGTCCGCGCAATTGGGGGCGCGCTGGCGCCGAAGTCGCGCTGCGACTCGACAGCAAGACGCCCGACGACTTTGCGCTCGGCACAGACGCCGCGCGAGCAGTGCTCACTGACGAGCCAAAGAGGGATAGCCACATGGATCTGGTCACCATCCGTATCGACGGAATCGAAGCGCAAGTCTCGCCGACTGCCGCGCAAGTCATGCAACGCACACTCGACGCGCGCGACACCGCGGTGCGAGATGCCGCGGCGAAGCTCGTCGAGCTGCAGAAGCGCTTCGACACGCAGCACGCCGAGCTCGACGCGACGAAGACGCAGCTAGCACAGGCGGCCGACCCTAAGCGCTTCGACACGGCGTTGCGCGAGCGGCTCGACTTGCTCGACCGCGCTCGCCCAGTGCTCGGCCGCGACGCGAAGCTCGACGGCAAGAGCCCGCGCGAGATCAAAGAGCTCGCCCTCGAGAAGATGAAAGCCGGCGGCAAGCTGCTCTCGGAGCGCTCCGACAGCTACGTCGACGCGCTCTTCGACATGACCGTCGACAAGTGGCTCGCTGACAACAAGCAGACCCACAACCGCGGCAGCGACCAGACGCACCACGTCGACAGC